GATCAATATAGAAGTAGATTATCCATATGTTCAAATAAATGATCTTAGAATTAATGTTCAGGATTTTACTTGTCAAGGTCAACATGATGAAGTAACTGATGCATTTAGAGATTTTGCGAGAAGATATGGAATTAAAATCTATGTTCCTCATGGATTTAAATTTAATTTAAAGAGAAAATGAAATTTTTAAACTTTGATAGAGTTTTATGTCTTAGTCCTCATCCTGATGATACAGAATACAGCATGGCAGGTATTGTACTAAAACATAAAGACACAAAGTTTGATATTTTTTGTTTGACAAAAGGTGGAGATTGTGATGAAACTACTAGTGATCTTAGATTAGATGAAGTAGTTAGTGCTTGGAATATAACAGATGCTAATAACTATAGTTTATATTTCAGTGATGTTAAACTATTAAAGCAATACGGAATAGACGAGTGGGTAAATTACATAGAATATAATTTTACCAGTAAGTATAGCTATGATTGTATTATGACAACATCAGAACAGGATAGTCATTTTGAACATGGCATTGTATCTTCTTTAGCTGCTCCACTATCTAGAATTAGACCTTATAGTATAATACAATATAGATCTCCATCTACTCTTGAAACTTGGGTTCCTAATCTGTTTGTTTCTATAGATGAGTTTTATAATCTAAAAAAGAATATGATACAACAATTTAAATCTCAGGTAGGTAAGTCATATTTCTCAGATGAAGTATTTAGTGGTTTTCACACAAACTTCCAGTGTATGAAAAAAGGAAGAGGCTTTGTTGAGTCTTATAAAATAGTAACAATGTATGAATAATATAGTACTATATTGTAAAAGTTATCATAAGGATGTTGAACTAGCTAAAAAATTATTAGATAGTATAAATAAGTACAATGTAGACAAAATACCTTTTTATATATCTGTTCCTAAAAGGGATATAGAATTATTTAAAAATGTTCTAGGTACAGAGAATTATACATTGATAGAAGATGAATCAATAGAAAGTGCAGGAGACGGATGGATACAACAACAGATAGTCAAATCCCAATTCTGGAAATTAGGACTATGTGAAAACTATCTATGCATAGATTCAGATTGTTTCTTTATTAGAGAGTTTACTGTTCAAGACTTCATGTTTGATCAGAATACTCCGTATACGGTTTGCCATGAATATAAATCTTTCTTTGAATTTATGCAAAAGTATCCTCTTGACTTTGATCCTTATGAATCATTTGTAAAGGAGAGAAAGCAAATAATGGAATTGTTTGGAAGATCTGGTGCTATATATGATTTTGGTCCTGGACCAACAATATGGTCTGCTAAAGTATGGAAGTCATTAGAAGATAATTACATAATTCCAAATAACATAAAGTTTTCTGATCTGATAAAAGCAAACGGATCTGAATTTACTTGGTACGGAGAGTGGCTTTTATTTAGTCAAGCAATTAGACTCATACCTAAAGGTCCTCTATTTAAAAATTATCACTATACGCATCAATACCAATACGACAAACATACTAGTTATACAGAAGATAAAATGGCTAAATTATATTTAGGTATTGGAATGCAATCAATTTATAACTTTAACTAATTATGGCAAATCAATTATCACTAGAGCAGATCAGTTTAAATTACAAATCAGACAAAGGAAGCATTTATCATGGATACCTAGATATCTATGAAAAATATTTTTCAAGATACAGAAATACTTTAAATAATTTTTTGGAGATAGGACTTTGGGAAGGTGAGAGCTTGAGAATGTGGAGAGAGTATTTCACAGTCGGTAACTTAGTAGGGGCAGATATATTAGACTTATCCCATGTTAAACTTCCAAATACAACTATTCATATTTGTGATCAATCAGATCGTGATCAATTGCAAAATTTAGTTGATAAAACATTTAATCAGTTTGATATTATAATAGATGATGGTGGGCATTGGCAGCATCAACAACAAATAACATTAGGTCATATGTTTAAATATCTTTCCCCAGAAGGAATATTTGTTATAGAAGATTTGCATACTGCAAACAATCCAGCATATACAAGACCTGGGGATATTTCTACATTGGATATACTTAATCAATGGAAAGAGACCGGTAAGTTATCTAGTAACTGTATGACTAAAGATGAAATTGATTATTTAGAAAAAAATGTTCTAGAAATTAATATTGAAAAAGCATTAGTTTCTGATATAGCATTTATCATTAAAAAATAAAGCGGTGTCTAGTTGTATTTTATTTGCTTGTTCTATAGCTGAGGGGAGAGAATTTGTACTTAATGAATTTTTAGATAGGTTTCTAAAAACACATAAAGATTGTGATATATATGTAGGAATTAACCCATGTAAAAATAGAAACAATCTAGTAGATATAATCAACAGTTATGATTTAAAAACAAATATAATAAATGTAAATCCAGAGCAGTACTGTAATAGCGATGCTTCAGCATTTCAAGCCAGTTTAAAATTATTACTACAATCAGGTAAAAAATATGATAACTATTGGTTTGTACATACTAAGAGTGGATTTAATGCACATAGTAATTATTTAAGGACTTGGTATTTAGATAATTTTATTTCTAGAAGAGATGAAATAGAAAACTTTTTTTTACATAATGAAGGAGTAGGTTCATATGGATTATTAGGCTTTGAATACAATCCTAATACTAAATACGAAGATACAGATATTGAAATTAACTTATGGAAAAATACTATAGATAAAGAGTTACCGTTTACTCATGCTAACTTTTTTTACATACATACTATATATTGTATAAATCATAAGCCAATAGAAAAGTTTTTTAGTTTAGTAACCGATGAATGGTTTTCATCAAAGTTAGACAAATACTATTTTGAAGGTGTATTTCCTTTTATAGTTTCCAGATCAGGATATTTTCCTTACTTAGAAAATAGAATGAGCATGACAGGAAATGATTTATTATATTGCACTATAGATTGGTTAGAGAAAAATAATCTAGAAGATAAATATGGACACCTAGTAAATCTATTTAAAACAAACTATACATTTAATCAACTTAAACCTCCGTATGTTAATAGCAACACTCAATCATAATTTACCTAGTTTAACTGATAACTTAGTAGAACAATTAAAGAAAGATCCTTTATTCGATAAATCAGAATTAATGGTTGTTGATAATGGATCCAGTGAAGCTTTATCTAAATACACAACTCATAGACTTGAGGAGAATATATTTTTTGGTGGAGGATTTAATTTAGTGTTAGAATATTTTTTAACTACTAATCATGATTATTTATATTTCTTAAATAATGATCTTATATTTCATGGACCATCATTCTTATCTACTTCATTGAAAGAAGCAAAAGAATCCAAAGCATCAGTATATTCTCCTTCTGTTATTAATGCATCAACAGAACAATGTCATTGGAAACAAATGTGGAATTGGGGAGCAGGCCTTAGAGAAGTAGATTGGATAGATTTTCAATGCCCATTAATTGATAGAGAGACTTTACAAATAATAAAACAATATCCCATGGAATTAATCTATGGTTGGGGATTAGACTTCTATACCGGATGTATAACTAAAAATAATTCTCTAAAAACAATCGTATCCGATTCCAATACTATATGCCATTTAAATTCTCAGACATTTAAACAAAATAAGATTAATATAGGAATTAGTGAGTTTTGTAGAAATGCAGAATACAATATGAATACATACTTTTTAAACTCTTCACTTAAAGATCAATATCTTGAATTAAGAAAGTTCGGAGAGAATTACAACCCTAATAACTAAGATATGATAAATTTAAGAGGAACTAAAATAGTAGAGGTTCCATATTTTGCTAACCAATTAAAAGATTTAGATAAATCTATTCTCATAGTTGGTGAACGTCATGGTGGAGTAGAAGGAGTTAGTGAAACTATAAAAGAGCTAGGCTTTAATAATGTCTACACTACAGACATACTTCCTACGGAAGAAGATTCTTGGCTTAGAAGAGAAACAAATTGGAAACACATCCAATCTGATTTTATAGAGTTTGATGAAAGTCTCAAGTTTGACTATGTTATTTCTGTATCTGTATTTGAACATTTTGGATTTTGGTTTGCAGGAAATAGAATGGCAAATGGATTATCAGAAGATGATAAGTGTTATTGGAATCACGATATCAGAGGTATTAATAAAGCATGTAGACTTCTTAAAGATCAAGACTCTAAGTTAATGATTACATTACCAGCAGGACCTTATATGAACTATGAAGAATCTGGTGAACCGTTTTTAAGATATTATAATTCCCAAAGACAATCTATAATTAAGACAGAATGTCAAAAAAATAATTTCTACTTTAGTGATGAAAAGTTTTATTATTCAGAAGACTTCTATAATTGGAGTGAAGTAGGAACTGAAATAAATAATGTTCAATATTATCAAGCCTATAATCCATTTTCACCTAATGTAATTTGGGCATTTACAATACAAAAAAGTTTATGATATCAATAGTAATACCAAGCCATAATAACCTAAGACACTTAAAGAACGCATACGCTAGTATACGTAAACATGCGGCTGATATAGAACTCATTTTAATAGATGATGCTTCTACTGATGATACATACGAGTGGTTAGAAGAACATCGTAAAAAAGATGACAATCTGATCATATTAAAATCAGATGAAAGAAAAGGCCATACAGTATTGTATGACTTAGGAATACAACATGCGACTAAAGACATAGTGGGTATCATGCATGCTGATATGATCATGGGACCAAACTATGTAAAGAACTTAGTTAAGCATATAAAACCGGGTGTTGTGGTATGCGGAACAAGAGTCGAGCCTCCACTCCACCCAGAAGGAAAAGAGAAGATAATCCAAAACTTTGGTTTAGACTTTGACGATCTTAAAATACCTGGCTTTGAAGATTTTTGTATAGAGAAACAATCAGAGTTTAAAGATCAAACTACTAAAGGAATGTTTGCTCCTTGGATAATATATAAAAAAGACTTTGTATCTATGGGTGGTCATGATGCAATATTCGCTCCATTTCCTTACGAAGACTCTGATATATTCCAAAGATGGATGTTAGCCGGTTATGAGCTTATACAATCCAGAGATGCATTTGTTTATCACCTGACTTGTAGAGGTCATAGATGGACAGGAGAAATACAGAAGGACGATGATTATTTCAAAAAGGCTTCTCATAATGCTGCAAGAAACTATTTGAGAAAGTGGGGATCGTGGATACAAAATGACGAGTACCAACATCCAATAATTCCTAATAGGTTTGATATAGGATATGAGATAAAGAATTGCACTTTAAACTTATTGTATAATATGGAACCTTTAGGTTCAAACATATATGTAGAAGACCAGACTATTATAGACCAATACGTAGGAGATGTCCAGGATCAAACCAAATACGATCTGAGACAACGTGTTAAGTTAGTAGAATCAAAATATTCCAATGACGTTATAGTCGAGCTGGATGGATCCAGAATGGGTCAGGAAGAGTTGGCATTCATACAACAATCGGCTGCAGTCTTGTCACAATTGTCAGAACCTGGTGAGTACGAGTTCGGTAGTATGAAAATAAAAGTAAAGAATCACGAACCTAAGAAGTATGAACTTCCCTTCTTAGCTGCAAAAAACATATTCTAACTAGATATTTATATAAAAACAAATGGCAAAGGCAGTTAATCCATTATTTGATATAACAGTAGCAGGAAAGAAATACAAACTTAGGTTTGATGTTAACGATAATCCAACTAAGCTTGGAGTTAAAATGCAATTCGTATTAGAACAAGAACTTGAAGATCCTAGAGATAAACAAATGCTTGCCAATGAAATTAGTGTAGCACTACAGAAAAGATTTTCAGCAGCAAATATAGCAGTTGATATAGATGAAAGAAATCCATATAAAAATGTTATAGGATTCATAGTTCCTTTAAATTCTGTAGCTTTATTACTGATAAAATCTTTAAAAGGTGGAGCCTAAGAAAGCTTATATATATGTTAAACAAAGTCCTAAAGGGTTATTATATCTAGGTAAAACAATTCAAGATCCTTATAAGTATGAAGGTAGTGGACTAAGATGGAAAAGGCATCTAAATCTGCATAATATAAAAAATACCGATCTTCAAACATGGATACTCCATGAAACTTATAACCATGATGAGTTAAAAGAACTAGGAATATATTATTCTAATCTCTTTAATGTAGTCAAATCAAATAATTGGGCTAATATGAAAGAAGAGATGGGAGACGGAGGATTCGGCAGTAAAGAAGCACATCCTTGGTTTGGTAGAAAGAAGACTTTAGAACATAGACAAAAACTTTCCATAGTTTCTAAAGGAAATAAAGCAAATTTAGGAAAAACGCATTCAGAAGAAACAAGGAGAAAACAAAGTAACGCTCAAAAAGGTAAAACCTATGAAAAAGTAGAATGTCCTCATTGTCATAAAATGGTGGCTTGTATAAAAGCTAAACAATGGCATTTTGATAATTGCCCTACTTATACAGGGATTAAAAATAAACAACCAGAAGCAATTGCATTAAAGGGAGCTAATCACCCATTCTTTGGAAAGAAAAGACCAGATCATTCTGAGTTCATGAAATTAAATAATCCTAAAAAGAAAGTATAAAAAATAAATTGGTTATGGTAAGAAGAAGAGTTGTTAGAGCTTTGTTTGACAATCCAGAATTCGTTACAGCAGAAGACGTTTCTCAATCCGAAATACTTAAATCTTTATTGAAGGTTCACATACCTAATTCCATAGAGTATGCTATAGTTAATAAGAAGATTTATGCCTGTATATTTGAGATAAATGAAACAAATAGCTATGTAGAGATCCATAAAAACCACTGGATCCAGGCTTTAGAAACATGTTTATTGTGGTATATAGAAGAAGAGAACTATGAGATGTGTAATCATATCAAGAACATAATTCAATCTCTTCAAGAAAAGAGTAAGTCAAGAAAATTTACAACTAAAACTAAAGACAGTGGAGAATGATTTTAAACAAATCCAATTAGGAGTAGACTCTATAATTGGAACTAAGACTGTAATAAGAAGAAAGAAGAAAACTGAAGTGGATAAGAAGAGAGAGTTATTCTTCAATCTAATGAATAATCTAGATGAACTACATGTTAGACAAAACATCATGTATGCTGATCTTAACTTAGACTTTGCAGATTATGATGAAAAGTTCTTCACTGTTATAGATGCTCTTATCTACATGCACTTTGGTAAACAATGTACAGAGGTAATTAGTTTCTATTTGTATGAAAGAGTTAATAGCGATGGCACATTGAATCCAATAATAATTAATGACAAAGATGAACTCATACTTGAAAATCCATATGATCTTTGGCATTTAATGTGTAAACTAAATCCTAAGTTAGATGCCTAAAGGTTTCTTCACGAAAGAAAATATGTCTAGAGAAGCCAGACCAGATACATGGTGGAATAAAGGGCTTCAATTAACAGAAGAGCAACTTAGAGAAGCTATGGCAAATAGTCGTAGTAATAAAGAAGCTGCTAGATGGCTTGGCATTACAGATATAACATATAAGAAATACGCTAAGTCTTACATTGATCAAGAAACAGGAAAGACTTTATTTGAACTACATAAGAATATTCCTGGTAGAGGTGTACCTAAAAACCTTGCAGGTTCCAAATGGAAAGTTGACTTAGATGAAATGCTTAAAGAGAGTCAACCTATTAATTCAAAGAGAATAGCAAAGCTCAAAGAAGCTTTAATGAAAGATGGAAGACTTGGATACCAATGTTCATCATGTAAATTCTCAGAGAAAAGATTAACAGACATGAAAGCTCCACTATTACTCAGTTTTAAAAACGGAAAGAAGAGTGATTGGAGACTTGAAAATTTACAGTGGCTTTGTTATAACTGTCATTTCCTTTATGTAGGAGATCCATTCTCAAATAAGATGTTACAAAGAGTAGAAGCCGTTTCTATTGATAGTCCTGAGATAAAAGAAGAAGTGCAAGAGATGTATCAACTCGACGATTTTTATTATGAACATTTGAAAAAGCTTGGACTAGAAGGAGATGGAGATATATTATTCAAAGATGAAGACATTATAGACTATAAAGATCAGGATGACGGATCCGAATTTATAGACATCAGAAGATAATCATTTATATATATAGTTTCTTTATATATATAATCTATTGATTTCCAATACTTTATAACTTATTGATTTTCAATCACTTGCATAACTGA